GTCCGCCGTGAACGTGTACGGCACTCCCTGGTCACTGACAGCACCATCCAGCTCGAACATCGAGCCGTAGGTGCCGTAGGCCGTCTCCTTGACTATGCGGTGCACGGTGCCGTCGTACTTCTTGGCGCCGAGGTTCGGTATCCTGTCGCCCGGATCAAAGTGAACGGTGACCATGCTACCCTTACCGAGTTTGCGTTTCATCTCTTGTTCTTCTCCTCCCTGACTATCTTCCTTCTCTTGATCACACCGGCTGAGCTGACGACCTCGATGTTAGCCATCCTGTAACACTTGTCGCACATCCATTGGACTCGGCCCGTGTTGATCCTCTTCATAAACAGCTCGTCATCTGTCCCCCCGCAGATGCAGCATGTCTGTTTCAAGTTACATCGCCTCCCACGGAGCTTTAAAGTTATCAGCGTTATCGTCCCACCCGACATTCTTGGCATATCCGAGGATATACTTCAGCCCGCTTTTGACTTTGGTCTTCTTGGCTTTTACATCCTCATAGACCGTGTCTATAAGAAGCCCGCCGGTATTAGGGAACTTCTCATAGAGGGCATCGATATCGTCAGGTGTGAGCCTCTTCCAGATATTAAATTCGTCGTCACATTCGTAACTACCACCACCGCTTCGCGCATTGTCGTTGTCATTATCATTAACATTTACATTGTCATTAACATTGTCATTATCATTGCGTTTTGCTTTGGTTTTATTTTGGTTTTGTTTAGGTTTTGCTTTGGTTTCGTCTTGGCTCCCTTTTGGACGCCCTCCCTTGCATCCGTTTTCGTATCTGCGATTGTTCGCATCTACTTGTGGTTTGAACGATTTGAGGATCGCCTCAACTGTTCCGGGAAGTCCCTCAAAGGGCACGTCATTCAATGCGTAGTTGCACAGAGCATCGAAACATTGCAATTGGTACTTTTTCGGTAAAAGTTTTATGCTTTCGTAAAAGCTTCGATAAAATACAAAACTTTCTCTCATTGATTCTTCTCCCACGCCTCATACATCTCTATCCAGTCAGTAAACTTCAGCGTGACCTTCCACTCTGTCCTGTTCTTCCTGTGAAGGACTACGGGAGTCTCGTCATCCCTTGCGTCTCTGACCGACTGATCTAAGGCATCGTCTATGTTCAGCTTCTCCACTCGCTTGACTTCCAGATGGATGTGCGGAAGGCCAACAACATCCGCATCGCCATTGGCTCCGCTGAATTGCTGGCCTCTTCTCGCATCGTATCCATAATCCTGTAGCAGGTGCGCAGCCTCAAGCTCGCCACGCTTACCCTTGTTTCTGCTGTTCATTAGAATGGGATCTCGTCTTCCGCTGCGCTGAACGTATCGACTTCAGCGAAACCTGTACCACTGATGCTCCCCGGAAGGGCCTTGTCCTCGGGCACATTGAAGGTGCCTTTCTCGATGGTCTCGACTGAGCGGAAGCCCCACGGGACAGTCCTCCACGATGTAGCATTCTGGTACTCGTGCTCTTCTCTTCTGAAGATGATGCCGAGTTTCGCTCCCTTGAGGCCGTTGGCATCGAAGGTATCATTGATCCACACCTTCGTTCCGCTGTCCTCGAGGGCTGTACAGAATGACTTGAAGTCTCTGTTTGTCTCACCCTCGTTGTTGAGGAAGAGGATCCACTTCGTGCCGGAGAATGGCCACTTGACCGAGTTCGGCTCGTCAGCGTTAGCCTTCCTGTTGTCGAACTGGTCTTTGAAGTAACCCTTGTACTCACCCTCTGCGATGTCGAATGCGACCTTGAGCATCGGCCTTCCGTTTCTGCTCTCAGTCTCTTCCGCCTTGAGTATCGTGCAGATATATCCGTCCGCAGGAAGGACTCTGAAGTCGCTCCCTACCTTTACGTTGTCGTAGTCTTTTGGTTTTCTGAATGCCATCCTATTTACCCTCCATTCCGTAGTAGTCTCTTATTGTTGTATCGACCATCTTGAGGTCGTTCGGTATTTCAAGCTCGAACATGTCCTCAGGGCTCTTCGCTGTGCTCTGCCCGTTTGCCTGGGTAAAGAACTTATGGTCCTGGCAGTAGAGCACGATGTCGAAACACCCTTCTACTGTCAGCTTCTCGTCGAGCATCTTGCCGATGGTCTTCACCTTCTCACGGCCGTCTGTGTCAAGTTCGCTATGATGCAGGAAGTAGACGATCTTGTCTTCGTCTTCGAGATCGTTGACGAAGTGGATCAGATCTCTGAATTTCTGCGCCATACTCGTGAACTTGTCATAGCCCTTCTCGTATGTCCTGTCGAAGAGCTCATTGACGAGCAGATACTGGCTGTCATCTATGACAATGGCCTTCGCCTTCGACTTACGGATGACTGACATGATCCAAGCGTACTTGGCAGCGTTCACTGTGCCGGCATCCTTGCCTGTGCCCTCTGTAGGGTCTTTCGGTACCTTGAGCACCTTGATGTCTGACTTGAATGGGAGTCTGCCCTTCTCTACTGAGATGACACCGACCTCACCATTCTTGAAGTTCTTGAGCGAGTAAGTCTTACCGCTTCCGCTTCTTCCTATAACTAATACTGGTAATGCCATTATTCGTACCTCCTATCGTATGCTTCTTCCATCCTGCGACACTTGCGCAGGATCTCCTTTGCTCTGCTTCTCTCTCCGGCGATGTAAAGTTCAAACTCATAACTGTCATCGTCTCCCGGTCTGAAATAACCGAAGCCCACATTGATGATGCAGTCACCGCTTCCGTTGGCATCCGCTATCAGCTGGCGGAGCCTCCTGTCGGTCTTCGGGTCTTTCGGTCTTGCTATAGCGTGGCCAATGCCCTCGCCTATCAGGGAGAAAAGCCGTTCTGCTTCACTTTTCTGCTCGAAGGTGGTACCATAGTTTTGTGGGAGAGGTGCACCTTCGGGTGTGCTTTTCTTTTGCTCAAAATTCATCGATGTCGTCCTCCTCGAGATATTCTCCGTCACAGTCGTCACCCATTCTCGGACAGTCCTCACATTTGTTGATGTCGCAGTACGATATTCTTTCGATATCTTCCGACTCGCAGTCGGGACATGCATCATATGTTCCCCATGTCTGATGCCCGAACAGATCAGCGACTCCGTTGTAGTCTTCCTTGCAGTAACTTATGAGTTTCGGGTCCTCGAATACCGCGCCGCAGTCTTCGCATCGCCACATCATTCTTCTACCCTCGCGATTCTTCCTTCGAGCGGCTTCTGCTCGTCATAGACTTTTACGTGCTCACCGTCCTTCTTTTCGTAGTGATAATCCTGAAACGTTCCAAACTCGACCGCCATTGATGCAAACTGAAGCGCATCGTCATGGTTGCGGAACAGTATCAGCTGACTATCGTTTGAGCCTTCGAGTGTTACCTTATATGCCATTACATCTCACCTCCCGCCAATGCTTTCACGAGTGAGTCGATCTCAACGTCCTTCAGTTTGATCTTGAAATTGAGCCTTTCGATCTCGACCAGCGCATCGTTGAGAGCCGTCTTGAGCTCGTCCACGTTGCCCTCGAGTCTCCTCTTCTCATCCTTGTAGTGCCTTTCCAATGATTCGTTGATTGTGCCCTCCGGCACTGCGTCATGCTTTCCCATGTTTTAGCCTCCTATTCCCATCATTACGAATGCGATAACGATTATGCTGCCGAATCCGATCAGGCCTTCGACAAAATCTCTGATGTCTTCTCTGTCCATGTTTCCTCCTTCTGCGGTAGTATGTACCGCACTGTCCGCCCGAAGCGGATCACTTCGAGCTTTCCTTCTCTGCCATACTTCCAGATCGTCTGCTTTGAGACTCTGAGGATGTCGGCAGCCTCTTTTGCTGTGTAGAGTCTCATATTTCTTCCCCTCGGTCACTTTTAGTGAGCGATTAAGCTAAAAAAATATGTGCTGAACACTGCGCTTGTAGTAGTCGGCAATCTTGGTCTTGACCTTGTCTCTCGGTATCCTGTCACCCAGTTCATAGGACTGCAGAGCCCTCTCTGTAATACCTAAATCCCTTGCAACATCTGCCCTTGAGCGTTTTCCGCGCAGTTTTATCAGCACTTCGTTCGGCTTTCTCTCAGCCATATGTGCCATCCTCCTTTCAATTTACCACAACATTTAGTGTCAACTTCAACGTCCACGCTTATGGTACACTATAAGTGACCGTCTGTCAATCACTTTTAGTGTTCTTTTTCTTGATATTTATTCACACACGGTGTACAGTAGTAATTGCAAGGGATAGAGAAAGGAAAAAAATATGGATATATCCGAAAGACTCAAAGAATTAAGAACCAAAAGAGGCTGCTCGCAGTCTGAACTGGCTAAAGCCCTGCACGTGTCCAAATCGACTATCAGTATGATCGAGGCGGGTGCCAGGAAGCCATCCGTCGAGGTCCTTGAGATGATAGCAGACTATTTCAATGTAGATATCGACTATCTTCTTGGCAAGGAAAACGGCAGCACGTACTATCTCGACCCTGATGTCGCCGAAATGGCACAGGCGCTCTTTGACAGGCCAGAGATGAAAGTCCTTTTTGATGCTTCAAAGAATGCGTCCAAAGAAGACATCGAGGCGGTCGTTGCCATCCTTAAAAGAATGTCCAAAAAATAAGACATCTCAATTCCTATATTTGCCCCGGGAGGTGATATATATGTTGAACACATGCGTCATATATGTTGATCTGCCGGAGAGGGTCAAGGGGATGACCGTCAGGACATTCGATGAAGAGGAATGCTATACCATTGTCATTAATAGCAAATTGAACATGGAGCAGAGGCTTGCAGCATACGAGCACGAGCTGAAGCATTATGAATCGGATGACTTCGACAAGGCCGATGTGCCGGTTGATGTGATTGAAAGTATCAGTCATTTATAGAGGAGGGTATTGCTATGTCAAAACCGAGGATATGCAGACGATGTGGCAGGGAGATCCCCGAGGGCGTAAAAGGTTGCCCTGTTTGTGGCGGAAAAGCAAAACTGCCTATATTTGTAAGAATACTGCGCGCTATAGCGATTGTAGTCGCCGTGTTCCTCGTGCTGGACTTCTTCTTCAGTGATCCGAATTACGTTCCGGAAAGCGAACGCGAATATACCGAGGTCACAGTTGACCAGTTATATGAGGAACTGAGCGATAATCCCCTGAAGGCAAAAGATACCTATACTGATGCCTATGTAGCAGTCAAAGGTAAGATGCGCGTTATTGATTCGGATGGCACTTCCGTCGCTATATATCCTATAGAGTCCGAAAGCCTCGAAGGTATAGAGTGCGTCCTGACGAGCGACGAACAAAGAGAGGCGGTCAAAAGCCACTCAAAAGGCGACATCGTTACAGTTAAAGGGAGAATCACAGAAGTCGACGATATATTCCCATACAAAATGAGTGTCGACAGTATA